TGGTGCGAGTATTTGCAATCGTTTTCATTTTTCACAGAGAAGATAATTCCACATCAATTTGTTCAGAAAGTTCGCGGCAAGCTCAAGAATATTTCTTTCCTAGTAAACGAGGATAGTCTCATTTCTGATGATTACATTAATTATGTCAGTGGTCTAGGGATTAGTGTCAATCTTTTGGTTAAAGATGCCGCTATTCTTCCAGCGGTGCGTAATAAGTATTTTAATTTTAATGTGCAACTTTATGCGACTGCGGATAAGTCTATTTTAAATGACAAAAAAATTACTTTTAACCAGTCATTTTTTCACTCTCAAAAAACCATCGTATCTCGCGGTAAAAAATACCCCAGCACTTACCATTGGAAAAAAGATAAAAATATTCTTGACAAGAACCTCGTCATAGAAGATAATGAGTTGCTCCTTAGCGAATTAAATCACTTCTATCTCTATGATACAAAATAAAATAACAAGAGGTCCTGATGGACTAATCGAAAACAAAGAATACAAGTTCACTCCAGACGGCTTCGTCGATTGGCGAGCTATGATTGATCCACAGTTTCTTTACCCCAATAAAGATTACTTTGAGATTCGAAAACAACAAGTTCCAACATCTATTGAAGGTCTTGATGACAAACAGCTACTCATTATGCTTGGCGGCATTAAGGAATTGGCTCGCCTTCGAGGATTCAAAAGCGTTCGTTACAACATTAAGCATGAATCCCCCAATTACGTTACCGCAATCTGTTCTATCGAGTGGATGGGCAACTATGAAACATCAGGAGAAACCGTTCTATTTGAAGACGTTGCCAATGCCACGGAAGCAAACACAGACAACTTCTGCTTGAAGTTCCTAGAGACTATTGCGTGTAATCGTGCATTTGTTCGCTGCGTTCGCAACTTCCTCAATATTCACATTGTCGGGGCAGATGAAATCGACAAATCGAAAAATAAAGTGGTTGATATTTCCGACCTTGTTCAATCGAGCGTTATCCCCATTACGCCGCAAGGCGCACTGGAAAAGAATGTTAACGACAAGCTTAAAATCTTTTCGTTTGAAGACTTCAAAGCGTATCTCCGTAATATGTGGACAACTGCGACAGAAGCAAATGACACAACGACTCTTGAACTTCTAGCAGAAGCCAAAAGTTGGAGTGGCTTTACAGACATTCCAGCAAAAACTGCGCGTGTTCTGATTAAGAAAATCAATGATTAAGCGGATTACAAATCCTGTAGAGTTTGAAAAGCTCATTGACGATATGTATGAGCTTTTTAAACAACATGATTCTGGTGAAGGTCATGCCTTGGTATCTCACAGTCCAGAGACTATCAAGGCTAACTTCTCTCATCCTTCTATTTTGGCTTGGGATTTCTTGGTATGGGGTAACTTGAAAGATGGAAAGTTTGATGCCATGATCGCATTTAATAAAGTGCGATGCCCGAAATTCAATGAAGAAATGATTCACGAATTTTTATGGTTATCAAAAAATCCAAAAGCTGGTTACAAATTGTTTAAGACGGCAGTTGATACGGCGCGACAAATGGGGTGCAAATATATCACAATGTCCACCGCTGTAAATAACCCTTCTCACCAAAAAGTAAAATCATTCTACAAACAAATGGGCTTCCTTAAAGATATTGAAACATACATTAGCAAACTATGAATAATAAAAAAGCAAAAAAACTGAGAAAAATACTGCCACCAGAAAATGCAATGGCAAAACGTGCATATCGTCGAGCAAAGAAATTTTACTCGCGATTGCCCGAAAATGCTAAAGCTGATTTTTTGGCTGGACTTGAAGCAATGACAAGTAATTAAATCATTGTAGCTTGTAGCTTGTATGTCGCATTAGTGTAGCTATCTCCACTCGCATACAATCCACACAATCCCCCCGCAAGACCCGTAAGCTGATATGTCGTTGATGTATCGTTTACGGGTTCATGCGTTAAGTGAAGACCTGTTGTATTTACTACACCTTTCAATTCAGAAAGCTGTCTGAGGTCTCCACTACGAATTTCTACGAAATAATTCACAGAAGTAAACTGCCCCGAAGAGAACTGATGCAAAATACCTGTATCGCTGAAAAACACGCCTGTTCGATAAATTGTGCTGCTAAATCCAGTTCCATCATATACGTTTACAGCGCTTACATCGGCGGCTGGTAGCAATAGATTTGTTTGTTTAGTGACGAATGTCGCTGGTCCCAATACAAAAGGTTTTCCAGAACCCAAAGTTCCGTATGGCACGACCGTGAAGTAGTATGGAATGTTTTCGGTCAGTGTATTTTTATTGATTGTGAGCGTATAAACATCGGACACGTTGATTGCACTTTGCGAAAATAAATATCCTTCTTGAGCTGTAGGATTGAGATAAGTCAATTCATTCACAGCTGAGCCGCTGCCAGTCAACGCATACACATCGTAGCGATCCATTCGCGTAAATCGCAAGTCATTCTGCAACACTACAGAAGAGCTAAACGATTCTGTTGCTTGTGGCGCTCCACTAAACTCTACGTGATTTGGCACAATATCTAAAATATTTGGAACATTGCCATACGCCAAAAATACCCCTGTAAATGTTGAGCCGTCAAATGAATTAGGAAGCTTGCATCTTACGCCGAAATCTTTTTTGTAAACACCAAAAATGTTTTCATTATCAAGCTCAGAAACCGTCACGGAGCGCGAGTATTTTCCAGTGAAGAAATTCGCGGCAGCAACTGAGCCGTCTATGTTCAAAACATCAAATACACACCCGCTGATTAAAGGATTTTCTAAGAACTGTTGATTAGAAGAAACAGTATTGAGTTGTTGGTCTAAAATATCAAAGAAAAAAGTGACATCTTTTTGCAAGTGAACGCCGCTGCCTGTGAAGATTTGGTTTAGGTTGCCAGTATCAACATCAAATACAGGATCAAACTCAAACAAATTAATTGAACCTCCTGGAGTTGGGTATGTTAAAGTGAATTCAATGCCCGACCCATCTCCAGAATCAATAATCAATGTTCCTGATTCAACATTATAAGGATTAATTAAATACGACCCGCTCAAATCATAAAGCTGAACAGCATATTCAAAATCGCCTCCATTGCCACTCTCTTTAAAAAATGTTAATGTATTAACTCCTTCATTTAATGCTAATTCACTAAAGTAATATGTTTCCGACTGCGATGGATTGAAATTAATTGAACTATCAATTGAGCCAATTAAATAAATACCGCTATCATTTGTGGTCGCGACATATTGATTGTTGATTAAAACATCATAGGTATCAGAAGTATCAAACACTGACACTTCTGAAATAGTAATCCCAACTACTTTATTTTGATACGAAAACATAAATTATTGTAAAGAAAAGCCTACAACGGCTGGTTTAGTAATACTTGTGGTACTAGCGCCAGTATAAGCAACAAATGTTCCCGTAGTGGCGGTAGAAGAGTTAATATATGGAGATGCTGCCAAGGCAGTGACAGACAATGTCCAATTGCCAATATTAGTCAATCCAGTGAATTGAACTCCTGTTTGATTGGTAGCAGCGGATTCAAAGTAACCCGCTAAAGAGTTTTCGATAGAAACGCTATAGCCTGTCGCATTTGCATCCGATGCCCATCGACCAGTGAGTTTGAAATTGTTTGTTGTCTGATTGAATCCTGAGAATGCGGCGATAGTTGGCGTAGCCAATTGTCTAACCTGTGCATTTCCAACTGCAATAATTCCAGTGTAGTAAGTATTTTCAAGGAAATCTTGCGTTATGGCTTTTTCAATAGTTTCAAATTTTCCTGTATCATAACGAGAAGCTGTGACACCATATTCGTTTTGGGAATTTTCGCGAATGGAAATGATTTTGTATATTTGATCAGACGCTAATGTTCGCTCAATTCTATAAACACTACCAGGCTTCACGGCTGCCAAGAAGTTGACATTAGGATCGTTTTGGTTTAAATAAACAATACTTCCATAATCTACTGTGTTATCGTAGCCAGTTAATGATATTTTTGTGATTTGCGATATGTTGTACGCATTGATTTCTTGATCAAGAATTCCTTGTGTAACTGGATATAAATCACTATCCCAGTTGATAGCTCCAGATATTGCGCCAGATGGTGCGCCACGTTTATTTGTGGCAGCTGAATTATAAGTAAATCCAGTATAATTACCGCTATCTCCGACAGCTAATGGAGAAATATCAGCGCCATAGAATACGCCCGTGTTGGTTATAATTTTATCGTATGTATTATTGTTTTGGAATGCCAATCCAGTTGCAAAAACAAAGCCCGTAGCTCCAGTATTATAGTAGCAAAATAATTTTTGACCTGCTGCGCCAGTTCCCGTATAAGCTGGAAATTGTGATGGATAAGTCTCAGAATTAACAAATCCATTTGTATAGCCAGAAAACTTATATACACCGCTCAAATTGTTATTACTTAACAAGGCTCCAGTAATAGTAAACTGTTCGACTCTTTGTCTTCCCGTGATGGCTAACTGCTCTAATTCAGATGATGTAGAATATCCAGTTGGAGTATAAAGAGTAATGAATCCTGTATATTGACCACTAAGAAATTGATTATCAATTCGCAGTTTTTTATTTGGTAGATCGACATCTAAAACCCTTCCATAGTTAGAAGCACGGGTTTTCATTTCATCTTCAATCACAATCAAATCTCCAGGTCTACACAATAAAGCTTCTAATCCTGCGGCAAAATCAACACTTTGATTTTCTTTTGTTGTTTGATAAATAATGTGTTGACCAATGCGTCGAGCCATTGCTCTCGATGTAACGCCAGATGTGTTGATTGTCGTTTTGAAAACGCCTCTTTTTCGAATATCTTGTTCGTCTTGAATATATTCGACTTTTGTTTTATAGTTGTCAAAACGGTCCAAGTATACAACTTCAACAGTATTAAATTGCAAATCTCTACGAACATTGCTATAGTTAAAGATTCCTTCTTTGACATTAGCATTATTAAACAAAGCTATAGGTGTTCTTGGTCTATCATCAAGAAAGTGGATTTCAGAACCACCGAAGAATACTATACCACGAAATAAGTTCGCGATGATGTTAATTGCGTCATAAACTTTTGTTTGCTCTTTGAACAAAATATTGCAAGAGAATCGCGGCTCTAATCCGCCCACTCCATCACTAACACCAATAAAATAACCTTCGTCATTTACCGCATCGCAGAATCTAGCGATCTTATAAAGCTCCCATTTATTGACTTGTGATTCGTCAATATACGCCCCTAATCCATAGCGCTTGCTTGTCAATAGATCATACAATATCCACGCTGGATTATCCGTCCAACCAAGAGTAAATGAACCGTCCCAATCTCCATCATAAATTTGCTTTATGGTAGAATAGTCTTTGGCATTTTTGACATATCGAATATCCAATCTAGTTGCGGTGTCAATTACTTTATAGTTCGATGGTATTTTTACTTTCTTTAACTTACAATCATAACTGCGTTCTGGAATAGAACCAAAGGAACGTGCATCTAATTTGATTCCAGCAATTGCTGAAAATGGATAAGAAAGTCGTTGATCAATGATTTCTGTAACTTTTGCCAGAGCAATATCTTTATTTATTAGAGTCGAATTGGTTTCACATGACAACTTGACAACTTTGATATATCGTTTTGTTGTCGATGGATCTTCACCATTAACCAAGGCTGGAAGATCAAATGGTCGTGTTAAATTTGCATCATTCAAATTTTCTCCATCAATCAGTTTTACTGAATCTTTTAACAAATTTTCCGCTGCGCTGTAATCTGCACCAAAATCAATTATACACGATCCCTCAATCAAACCAACAATTGAATAGGAGTAAGATTTATCATCTTTCTTTTGTCCATTAGAGATTTTGCCAGTTTCAATTTTTATTGCCACAATAGATGGAATTTTTGAACCAGCTTCTAATTTTCCGACATCTCTAACTTTATCAGTCGTAATGTGGATAGTATCTGACAGAGAGTTGACAATAATTGAAAGAGAAACTTTATCAACAAAGGGATTTTCAATAGTATGGGTTACAGCTAATGCATCGTAATCTTTTTTCTCGTTTTCATTATTCCAATCAGAATAATTATTAGGCGCTGTTCCATAAGGTCTTTGATCTGTCGAACCTTCTTGCCCAGCAATCAAAGCAGTTTGAGATATGCTCAAATTATCAGCAGTTAAACCAGCAGCGCCCAATCTAAACCGAGAGTCTGAATTATTAATGACAATTCTTTGTATCGCTTGTGATTTGACAAATGGTCCCAATAACTTAGCCTCATAAGCGTAGTCGTTCACTACTTTGTCAAAGCCCCTCAAACTTTCTTGAAACTCTTCTCCGTTTTTAAACTGGCATGATACATTAGAAAAATTAAATAATTCATTCGTCCGTGTGGATATTTGTGATACTTTTTCAGTCGCCTCGAATCTAACATTCTGTTGATTCAGTGCGATCAATAAACTTTTGGAAAAATAATACCAATTGCTTTTTTTTTGCTTTGGATTGCGCAATTCAATCAGTGGAGCAGCTATTACAACAATGCTTCTAACCGCTCCTGTATATTTATTATTTGTAATAACTGGTTGAGTCAACGTATATACATAATCGAATTTATTAGATAAACCATTAATCGAGAAATCAATTTGCTGCTCGCTTGATATTGGTGGTGAAAAATTTAATTGCAAATTGCTCAAATCAATAATAATAAAAGAAGTGTTAACTAATCCAGAAACGCGAGTTTCAGATACATAATTCGATTGATTCATTAGATTTGTTATTTTATCTAATGTTTTAATATTTTCTTGAGCGATTAATCGAGCCGTTGAATCTCCATTGAATTTAGATTCATTCACAACATGGCTTTGAAAAGAGTTTAAAATGGCCGATTTCTTAGCAATAGGAGAACCATGGTGAATTTCAATTTTATTACTCTCCAATGTCCAGTATGGCGGCAAAGGATTAAATGCTGAAATATTAAACAAGTCATTCCAGCTAGCTTCATACAATGGAATTGTTGTTTGGCGTACGCTTTCTTTATATTTTGAAACAAAAACACCTTCAGTCGGCAATTGTTGTTTTGTGATAGTTTTAAACTTACCATTTTTCATCCAAATACTACTGATAGCATTGGTTAAATTAGCAATCGACACGCTTGCGTAACTTTTTGCTAGATTCAGGCTTTCGGTATTTTGAATTGGAGTGTTATCTAAATAAATACCTTTAAAAATACTATCATCAAGCGGCTGGCCATTTTGATCGACCAATCCTTCAATTGGACCGTCAGAAATCAAATCAATAATCTCTGCAACGCTATACGAAGAAACAGATTTGAATCCACCCAGTTTTGGCGGATTTAAGATGGCTGGTTTTGGTTTCGGCGCTCCACCACCAGCTCCTCTAATTAAAAGTTTTTTATTAATATGTTTCATTACGAATTTCTATCATTATTACGAGATTGTCCATCCACAAATAAAGAATTTTCTTTTTCAAATGCTTGGGGATAAGACTTAATTGTTGACTGTATCACAGCAGAACCAACTCGTAAACGTCCATAACCTACAGGAACTGGAATGCCCTGTTCCGCAGTATTCGCTTTGGAAGAAAACAAGAAAGACTGTTTTGCTGAATTAACATCCGCAGATGGTCTATCCATTTTTGGTTTTGGAGCAAGTGCCATTTGAATACCCATCATAGCGATGCCAACACCAATACTGACTAAACTCTGACCAACCAATCCAGCTGAACTTCCCAAAAAAGCTGCGCCCATACCAGCGCCAATTGCAAATCCAGCTCCCGCAGTCAACACGCCCAAAGCTATCACTGCAATAGCCATTCCCGCTCTACCCGCTCCACATACTAATGGAACAATATCAATCTGTTGATTATCTGATGCAATAGAAAGCTCTTCCATTGTTGTGATTTTTTTCCCATCTACAAGTAAAACGAAATGAATTCCTTGATGAGCTAATTCGACAATTCTATTGCGAAAATTACCATAAGAGCATGAAATAGCATCAAACACTTCTTTGGGGCGTTTGATTTCCAAGCAAAAAGCTTTTTTAAACTCTTTAGCTAATATTCCATGTAGTGTTACGTTCATCATTTCAGAGCCTCCTTTAACCTTGCAAATGCTTTTACATCTAATTCGCATTCACTAGGTTCATAAATATGGAATTTTTTGGTATTGAGGGAATAAATCACAAAAGGAACACAACACGCCTCTGCCATTTTAATATCAAACTCAGAGGGCATTTCATCTCCTGCAATATGACTATGAAAAATAGCCAACATATCGTTGTCTCCAGCGAACATTAAATATGATGCAGGATTAATAGCAAAAAAGTTTTTTGGATCTATGGCATCATTCTTTTCTATAGTTGCGATATATTGCGCATGATCCCAACCAATGAATCCACAAACTTCTTGAGCTACTTGTTCATTGCAAGCATTAACTATAAAATCGCGTATTTTGGCGATTGATTTATTTCTGATCTCTTTAACCATATTTTTCAGTTCCAGGAAATCCACCAAATGGTAGATCTATATTTTGTTTTGGAGAGTTAATTATCTGAGTAAAAGATACCGATGCAGTGTCATAGGTATTCAATGTTGATGGATTATCTCCAGATACTATTAGTTTTTTACTAGCGTTGTTTCTGCCGCTAATACCAGTGGTCGAATCATTAATTTCCATTTCCCACCAGCCTATCAAGTCTTCTGTATTGGTTTGTTTTCCTGTAAAATCGCTGTAGTCTCTATACATAGATTGATTGTGGTCATCAATTCTTACATTAATTCCACTTGAACCAGTCCAAAATGCCGTAGGACCAAATTTAATTGGGCTTATAAGCTCCATATTACTCACAATTTGATTAGAAGCGCCCACAGGATTCGGAACAAATTCACCGCCTGTTGGAAATTGCCAATCATTTAATCCAAATTTGAGACGATACTGATTGCCGACAATACCACTTTGATAGTTAGGGTTTTTAAATCTAAAATATTCACCCGTCGATCCAGATAAAGTAAAACGACCTGTTTCTGATACACCATCAGTCAATTCAATATAGCCAGAAGTAACGCCTGTTGGAGTTAAACCAGTCGCATTTCCACCATAGCAAATCAGATGCAATGGTCTCAATTCATCATTCTTCCATGGAATACTTAAAGTTCTATTGATTTGCTGCGGTGTAGCGCCTGTAGTGCGAGTCGCAAAGTCTAGCAGAAGATTTTGTCCAGAAAGATACAAATTCAAACCGCTATAACGGCATCCGCCGCTCACATTGTGAAAGACTGAATATAGTTCATTGGGGTATAAATCTCGCCCAGTTAAACCCACCCATGTTGAAATTTGAAAAAAATCATTTCTGTGTAGTGGGATAGATTCTTGATCATTGTAAATCAAGTTGGGCGGATTAGCCTCAAAAACAGCCACTTCACTCAATGATGGCACAGTAGTAACACCACTGCCCGAAATAATGATTTTTTTGACTGAAGTATTGGCAAAGCCAGTAGTCGCTCGCGTTCCATTAGTTGGAATGCTCAATACGCCACTACGGACAACAGTATTAGAGCTATCAAATAAACGAATATATGCGTTGTTAAAGTGAAGCTGTGTTGATGGATTATCATACAAATCAATACGATTGATATTTTTTGCACTCGACCACTCTAATCCAATCATGCCGCCTGTTTTTGCACTACCAGATGCAGTCCATGAGCTATCAGTTCCTGTAGTTAAATTTACTAAATTAGTTGGTGGCGATCCAGATATAAAAGATGATCCAGATATTGTGGCATTAGGCGCAATATTATTATAACGTAAAGTTCCTGTGCGCTGCGTAAAATCAACGAAATAAGCTGTTCTTTGCTCAGTCGCAGCGTTGAACTCAATAGCTCCTTTGCCGAAGCGTAATTTGCAGCCGTCTAGTTTTTTATTGCAGCCATCTCGTTTCCAAAGAGATGGATTTTTATCTGGTATCGTGGAGGGAGAGCTGGCATGACCTGATTGGCAAACATACCAAATTTTGGCAAACTCTATTTCCAGAGGATCTTTTGGATTGACAATTGTAATTTTTTGATTTTCAATATACGCCGCTTCGCCAGATGTATACGATCCCTGTTCTGACCATTTTTTTTGCGCTTGATTAGCAAACCAATCAATAGGGTTGCCCACAATTAAGCTTTCGCCTTCTTCGGTGGCAATTGGTATTCCGTTATAATTACAACCATTACCGCGATAATGCCACGAACAATATCGAGACATAATCAAACGATTATTCACTTCAAAGTTTTCTAAATCCAACGGCGAAGTCAATTCCAGCTCAATAAAAACTTTATTTTCTGCGGTCTTTTGACCTATAACGAAAGCATCATTAGAAAGCTCTGCTGATGCATCTGCCTGTCCCCATGGATTTCCTCCATCGAAATTAACATCGTCTAAGTGTTTTACAAAAGTTCTTTTACGAACAACTTTCGCAAATTGCAAGTCATCGTTATTAATCAATAGATCAGTGGCGAAATAATCTTTATTAGAGATGCGCATTTTTGGTCGCGCCAATTGACCATTTGCATTGACTTCGAATCCATCTGTTTCTACTGGAATTGGCAAGTATTCAATACCTTGCCATACAACACCTTTATTATAAACAGAACCTCCATGAAAAGCAATAAATGCGCTTGGATTGTCAACAGTATTGAAATAGAGTAAAAAAAGCTCTATAATAGCTGTGGGTTGCAGTTCCAATAAACTGCTTGCTATCCGATCTTGTCCTTGCGCCATACTCTAATTTACACTATTATAAATCAAAAAAATGAACTTTCAGCAGTTAAAGAATGATAATGAAATGATTGCATCGGCTGTGATGGATTATTGTGTCCGCTCAAAACCCTACGACTTCTGTTCTATCAAAAGCCAATCACTGAAGATTATTCAAATTAAGAAATATTACGAATTTCTATTAAACGAATGCGACATCTACTATTGCAGCGAAAATAAGAAAGTCACATTTTTTATCGCCATATCCAACTACGATACACATATCGAAATACAATTTATTTTCAGCAGCCCATTTGATATAGAAAAAAACTTTAGAGTATTTAGAGAGTTCCACTGGAATAAATTCAATCACAATAAACCATTCGTTGGAGAAGTGCGGCGGCACTACAAATTAAAAACCTATTTAAATTACATAAAAAAAAGAGACAAAAATGCAAAATTTTCCCTTGACAACGGCAAGATTTTAGTATCATATAGCAGAGATGGCTTATAAAAACAGATACGACAAGACAGGCGAAGCATTCGAAAGCGGCGACAAAGCTGAGTCTTCATTTGAATCCGCAATCACGAAAGCTGGTTTGTCTTGCGAGAAATCCTCTTTTCAAGAAGAGATTCGCCACATTGATTATTGGATTGAAGGGTTAAAGCTTCCCAGAACGCCAGTCGATGTGAAAGCTCGAAAGAAAGTTAAACGCGCCGACGACAAATATAATGACGATGTAGTTTGGATTGAGTTCGCCAATGTTCAAGGCAAGAGAGGATGGCTTTACGGCGCTTCTACCATCATCGCATTTGAGCGTGAACACGACTTCCTGCTCGTCGATAGAAAGCTTTTGGCGCGGCTATGCGAAAAGCTCTGCGACCTTTCTCAGCTCAACGTCGATGTTCGCATACCACTCTATACTGGCTACCAAAGAAAAGGACGAAAAGATCTTCTTTCTTTGATTAAAATGACGGACATTGTCAACGGAATCAAACACACAATACTTAAAAAACAATGAAAATGCCTACAGTTACAGTAATCGGTGAAAATAAACTGTTCCCATGGAAATTGGGTGATCAACCTGTCTGCGAAGCGTTCGAGCCGCTGCCCGAAAATTTGCACAAAATAGTTCTTGACAAAGTCAAATACATAGCGCAAATTAACTCCGCCAAGATTCACGGAAATGAAATATTCATCGAATGCTACATGACCAACAATTTTGACACGGGACGGATTGCGTTTAAATTGACTTATGAATAACTTTCAAACAATCACAGCAATTATTCTTCTGATTATACTAGAAACAATAAAATAACAATATGGCACATAACAAATACAGAGTATTCGACAAAAAAAATAACTTCCATCAATCGTATGATGGAGCATTAAAAGGTGCAGAACAGTGGGCGCGAGATTGCGCCAAGAAAATCGGCGGCTATGTTTTTCAATATAGCGAGTTCGATTTTGCCAATGGCACGAATCCATTTAAACTCTACGATTTCGTAGATCAAGGTAAATCAAAATGAGTGTTTATTTCGTAGGCGATCCACACTTGGGTCACAAAAATATTGCAAAATTTCGTCCGTGGGTCAAATCTATGGAAGATAATACGACAATCTTTTGTCATTTTTGGCAGCACACTATCCGCAAAAACGATATTGTATATGTCATGGGCGATGCAGCGTTCTCTGATGAAACTTTGGCAGTATTCAAAAATCTTCGTGGTCGCAAAATTCTAATCAAAGGTAATCACGATGATTATGTTTCGACAAAACTTCAAGCAGAAGTGTTTGATGAGATTCACGGCATGATTTCATACAAGCGACTGTGGCTAACGCATTGCCCAATTCACCCGCACGAAATGCGCGGTCGAGTTGCAAATGTTCACGGTCACGTTCACTCCAAAAGCATCAAAAAGAAAACATGGTATGGCGCTTGGAAAGATGATCCTCAATACATCAATACGTGCGTTGATCATGTGTATGAAAAGACTGGTGGATATACGATCTTTACCTCTCTCGAAGAAATTAAAGCAAAACTAAACATCAAGTGAAAAATATAATAGCTGGGAGTCGAGACAAAGTTTCCTATCAAGATGTAGTAAATGCTATTGAAAGCTGTCCATGGACAATTACAGAAGTTGTTTGCGGCAAAGCAAGAGGAGCAGATACTTTTGGCGAGATGTGGGCAAAGAAGATGGGTGTCCCTGTCAAAGAATTTCCTGCTGATTGGAAAAATCTTGGCAAGGCTGCTGGACCTATTCGCAACGCTCAAATGGGAGACTATGCAGACGCATTGATCGCTGTTTGGGATGGAGAAAGTCGTGGCACTAAAAATATGATTGACTATGCCACAAAAAAAGGATTAAAAATACATATTCACATTATTAAAGATGACAAATAAATACTTTTGAAAAAGTTCTTGTTCATTTTTGAGTGTAAAGGTATACATGATTCATTTTGATCGAGAACAATTTAAAATTGATGCGACTTCTGCCAATTTTACTGCTGAACAATTAAGACTTAAATATGGTTTCAAAACTAAAAATAAAATTTACTACCATGCACAAAAACTAGGAATAAAAGTAAATATTAAAAAAGATATTAGCGCTTATCAAACAGAAGAATTTCGTAAAAAAATATCAGAAGCCCTTACGGGAATCAAAAGATCTCCCGAACAAATAGAAAAATACAAAACTGCTGCAAAAAAAAGAGGAAACAATAGACCAAAGGGAACATACCAACATTCAGAAGATGTAAAACAAAAAATTAAAGAAACTAATAAAAAAACTTGGAACAGCTTGCCCGAAAAATGGGTTCAGGCATGTTCAAATAACGAAAACTGGTTTAAAAAACTTAGAAAAATAGATATTGAAAAACTTAACGAATGGGAAAGGTATCTTTATCAAGTAAGAAGTTTGTCTTATAGAAATGCTAAAAAATTCTCTCATTTAATTAGTGGGGAAAAACAAGATGGCTATCATTTAGATCATATTGTATCAATTAGCGATGCTTTTAATAATAAACTTGATATTGAAATCGCCTCGCATTACGTTAATTTAAGATATATTCCAGCTAGAGAAAATTTAATCAAAAACTTTCGTAGCGATATGTCTATAGACGATTTAAAACAAAAATATTATGGCACAAAAAAATAACAAAGTTGAATTAATTGGATATTATGGAAGTGATGAAATCATTGCTTGTTCTGCTTGGACTTCTACCTCAAGAAACCTAACTGATGACAAGCGTGGCAGAATTGATAAAATGATCAATATGCTTTGGTCAGAAGGGCATCATACGCCTTGGGAAAAGGGAGTGGTTCACTTCCTAGTTGATACGGAAATCGCTAGTCACATTCATTTGCTTAAACATCGTATTGCGTCTATTAATGCTGAGTCTGCTCGATATAAAGAACTGAAGGAAGATAAGTTTTACATTCCAGAAGATTGGAAAGGTGTCACTAATTCTTCTTATCTTGCAGTATTTGATGATGATAAAGGATTGTATAAGCCAAATGAAATAGATTGGGGCAGTGTATTAGAATCATATACTGAATTAGGCAATGATCTTTACCACTCTTGTCTAAAAGACCTTGAACCTGTTCTTGGACGTAAACGCGCAAAAGAAAGCGCTCGTTTCTTCAAGACTTACAATAGTCAAATTGAAGCAGATGTTATGTTCAACATGCGATCTTTCGCCAACTTCCTCAAGCTTCGCCGCAGCGAACACGCACAAAAAGAAATTCGCGAAATCGCTGATGAAATGCTACAGCTTGTTAAACAAATAGATGGAAATCCTTTCGAACATACACTAAAAGCCTGGGGCTACTAATATGAAAATCAACATCAAATACCACGACATTGTCAACTATGTTCTTGGAACATGCAGCTACCATCCTATGGAGTTGGTTATTGACCCAATCAGATACATGATTGATGACGATCTCATTTATGATAGGAAAATGCAAAAATGTTTTCCCCAAAATAAAGACTATCGAAAATTTATGGACAAGATCTTGATCTTGAAAGAATCGGCAAAAGACTTCGATACCCTGCAAGTCCAAGGATTCTGCCGTGAAATTGAACAGTTTGCGCCATTGGAGGTTAATTTGCAATGATTTCTGCCAAAGTATCACAAACAATCAATGTCGATCTATCTCCAGCAGATGCAAAAGAGGTAGCGATCAAATATATTTGTGCTGTTTTTGATTGGAAAACGTCCTATTCGATACGTCCCGACGAAAAAACTGGCGAAGATTGGGTCTTTCACAAGACAACTGTATATTCTTCCCATTCTTTTGATACAGAGTTCAGATTACGGATGGCAACCGACAGAGACAAAATTGTCTATCAATTTCTTCAAGAAATGCAGAAAACTTAAAAAAACAGGGTGTAAATATAGGAAAGTGAAAAACCTTTTCTCAAAACTTGCAAGTTTTCTTGGGGCGAAATCTTCGACCCCAAGTTTGCCGCTTTCTAGCCCTAACGCACCCAAAAAAATGCCAAATAAATACTCCGAAACAGTCGCACTGTCAGCTCAGACCAATGGACCATACGCTCGTAAAATCGCTCCTAAAGCTATTGTTATGCATGATACCGAGGGCAACTATAATGGTTCTATTGATTGGACTAGCAGAATCAATAATCCATCGACAGGTGAAAGACTCTATGCTAGCTATCACTGCATCATTGCGCGTGACGGCAGACGAACAATCACCAACCGTGATGACAATAGAGCGTATCATGCTGGTGCTAGCTCCTTCAAGGGCATGACAAGCCTCAACAACTGGGCTATCGGTGTGGCATTTGAGCGCAGTTCCTACACAGAGCCTCTACAACCTGCTGCAATCGAGTCTGCAATCGAATACATTCTTCCCTTGATGAAGAAATGGAACATTACTCCTGACATGGTTACTGACCATAGAACGATTGCTCCGAACCGCAAAAAAGATCTCAATCCAAAAGAATTTGCTAAATTTCACGAAGCACTAAAAAAGCATTTTAAATAATACAATCTAGTGTAAATATCTGCAAATGGAGCCAGAGAAATCAATGATCAAGGAGTTTTTGGGGGGAGGATGGGTCATTCCTCTGATCGGTGCGGCAGCGATGCTTGCTCGCTTATTGTCGGCTCAAAAAAAGATAGGTATTATTGAATATGCAAAAAAGATCACCGCAGCGGCTATCTCTTCTTCGATTGCATGGTTTATTTTAGAGCAGACTGATATTTCTTCGCTCTATAAAGCTATTTGTTATGGCATTATCGGCGTAATCAGTCCAGAAATAATCAATGGAATCATTAAACTTGGTAAAAAATTCCAAGAAGACCCCGAAAAATACATCAAAAAATAATTATTTTTTGTAGTAATCAAAAAAACAGGTCATTACCTCCATATTGATATTGCTAAAATGATCGGCAGGAAGCAGCCGCTTTGGAACAAGCTCGCGCAACTTTGCGCATTCATACAGACTTTTTCTACGAGACCAAAGATTCGTAAGAAATACGTATTGGTAGTAGTATAAATAAATGTTGGCATTTTGTGCATAGATTTCAGGGTCGGTGATATTGAATTTCTTGATTAATTTTAAAGCCCTGCTCTCACAATCTCTTTCAACTGCAATCACTTTAACAAAATCCTCCCACTGTCTTAGAGACACTTTCCCTTTTTGTAAGGCGCTCCAAATATCTCCCGACTCATACCACATTGGAATGCGCTCCACAGCTTGCGTAAGATGTGCAAACTCATGTACAAAGATAGTATAAAAATTGGGGTTTTTAGTAGCAAGAACCATCTCATCACCATCACAAAAACCAGAGCATTTAAAATCTTTAAATTCTTCCTGCGAAACTGTTTTTCTAGGAACTAGCGTAATCGTTTTGCCGTGTTTTTGGCAATAGTCTCGCGCATATTCTTCGAATTTGTGAAAGTTTTTGAGATTGATTTTACCCTTCATAAGCTATCATAAAAGTCTTCTAATTTTTCCTTTTCTTCTTTTGTCATAATAGTCACGAAGCATGGCGTAGAATCGCCAACATAAGCACCAATTTGATTATATTCGAAAAACTCTTCAGCTTCATCGTATGAAATTACGTCATCAATTAGTTTTGAAATAATTTTTCTTTTATCGTAGCAAAGAATAGGAGGTCTGCCGAATTGCTCGACAACCCCAACAATGCAATCATCATATCCGTCCATTTTCATAAATGGCTCTTTGTTTTCTGGTTCAGGAATCATAAATTACTTCGTCTTCGTCGTTAGAAACAATGAGAGTCGCTTTGCTTTTCTTGTCTCCCCATTGGCTGTAGCAGATTGCTGCTCGCTGTTTACTATCGGGATATTCGCTATTCATAGTGCTATCGCTCATACAAGATGCGATAAACTCTTTTCTTGATTGTTTTTTGGATTTGGGAGTTGGAATAGGCATATTGTTTTTATTGAAAATTGGTCGCGGGAGTGGAATTTGAATCCACGACCTCTACGTTATGAGCGTAGCGAGCTACCAACTGCTC